GAATGGATCAAGAGTGCATGTTTCAGAATTTGAAGCAAAACATCCACAGTTAGAACCAAAACCAACTACAGCAGATAGTCAAGGTTTGAGAAATGCAAGACCACAAATCTTTACTCAAGCATCTGGTGATGGTGGATTTTTAACTGTAGATTTAACTTTACCTGGAGACTTTGCATTTTTATCAAACGATGGTATGGTGCCAGATGATGGGTCTTCTATTAACAATAAAAGACAAGCATTATTATCTTTAGGAAGTGTAACGGTAACAACATAATGACATACGCAGAACTAGTACAAAAAATTAGAGACTATACAGAGGTAGATCAAAATGTTTTAACTGATTCTATCGTAAATGGTTTTATAGAAAATGCTGAATTTAGAATTTTAAGAGACGTAGATTCTGATAATAACAGAAGATATGTTAGTGCTCAATTAATTAGTGGAACTAGATTTATTGATACTCCACAAAATTTATTGGTAATTAGGTCAGCACAAATAGTTGACACTGCTGGAGTGGCTGCTGCAAATGACAGAAGCTTTTTAGAATACAGAGATACTAATTTTATGTCTGAATTTAACCCAACTGAAGCCCAAGGTGTTCCAAAATACTACAGTATGTGGGATGAGAATACTCTTGTAGTTGCTCCAACCCCAAATGCCAACTACACAATTCAGTTAAATTATATCTTGAAACCGGAAGGTTTATCTAGTACAAATACGACAACATATCTTAGTCTGCAATTTCCCAACGGGCTATTATATGCATGCTTAGTTGAAGCATTTTCTTTTCTAAAGGGGCCAAATGATCTCTTGCAATTATACGAAGGAAAGTATAAACAAGTAACAGAAGGCTTCTCAATAGAACAAATGGGAAGACGAAGACGAGATGAATATCAAAGTGGTGTTCCTCGAGTCGGTGGAAAATAATAAGGAGAAAAAACTATGGCGATTACACAAGCACTTGCAAACTCATTTAAAAAGCAACTGTTAGACGGTGATCATTCGTTCGCGAGTTCGGGTGGTGACGTTTTTAAAATAGCTCTTTATACTTCCTCAGCTACTTTAGGCGCAGCAACAACTTCATTCACAGCCGGAAACCAAGTGAGTAACACTGGTCAATATACTTCTGGTGGTGGAAAGCTTACAGGCAATAACACTTCGGTTGCATCAGGTGTTGCAATCGTAGATTTTGCCGACAGATCTTTCACTGGTGTAACGTTGACTGCTAGAGGAGCTTTAATCTATAACACATCATCAACTGCAACTAACGCAGCTGTATGTGCTTTAGATTTTGGGGCAGATAAAACAGCTACATCAGGAACTTTTACAATTCAGTTTCCAGCTTTTACAACGGCAGCAGCGATCCTAAGAATATCTGGATAGTAGGATGGTAACATCCTATGGCGGTTAGAACTTTTACAGTTACTGTTGTTAGCACTGGTGGTGGTAATAAATATTTTATTGATGGTGTTCAACAGGCGACTGTTGCTCTTGCCAGAGGTGCAACTTATCGTTTCGATCAATCTGATTCTTCAAACGAAACTCATCCATTAGTTTTTTCTAGTGATTCTGGAAATTCAACTCCATACACAACAGGCGTAACCACATATGGTACTCCTGGAAATAGTGGAGCGTATACTCAAATAGCTGTAGCAACTTCTGCTCCAGCAAATTTATATTATTATTGTAGCAACCACGCAGGAATGGGTGGTGCAGCTAACGTTACATCAGATTCTTTTGGTGCTCTTTCTTGGAGTGTAGGAAACTGGAACAATCAAGGTGATACAGATCCTGCAGTAACAGGTATTGGAGCAACTTCTACTCTTGGATCAATTACTTCTACATCTACTGTAGAACTTGGTTGGGGTAGAGATACTTGGGGAGCAAGAGCATGGGGTGCTCCTGATCAAATTGTAAATCCTTCAGGTTTT